GTCCATCTTGCGAGTGGACAGTTCCATGACTTCGATATATTCTTCGGCGTCTTTCAGGTGTGAGACGGACGGATCGACGTAGAAGTTCTCGGCGTAGATGATGGTCGGATCAGGTGAGGCGGTCGTACCGTTCCAGCCAGCCTTGCGGATGCCGATGCCCATGAAGCCCACGCGGAACAGGTTGCGTTCAAGGTCTGAGTAGAAGCCGGGCACCTGTTCGGTAAGCTGGTAGTTCATGTAGGTGCGGACGCGCTGGGCCACCTGCTCGCGGGGAGCATCGACGTAGCCACGGACTTTGGTGCGGACGGGACCGCGCGCGGGCCACAGTTCTTGGATGGCCTTGGCTTGGAACTTGACTACGTTCTCGATCAGCAGGGGGTGGACTGCCGTGCAGGCGCCTTCGACGTCACTGTTGCCTTCGCCGTCGGTGTTCAGGCCAAGCCACTTGATGCCCTGCTTGATCTTCTCTTCCCACTGCTGGCGGGAGTTCTTGATGTTTTGAAGGGCGTCTTGGCGGGCCGAGCCGATATCTGATAGGATGGCGTCTTCCATGGGCAGGGCTAGGTTGGCGCCAAAGGACATGTCGACTTCCACGACTTCTTCGGGAACCTCGATTTCCAAGGTATCTTCCGAAAACTCAAATTCGATGTCGGGCGTAGCTTCTTCGAGATTATCGGACATGGGTCATCTGGCTCCAATAGCTTTTGAAAGATCGACGGCGGGAGAACTGCTCTGGTTGTGTTACCGTCTCTTGCGTTAGTTCGTAGCGGCGACGCAGATACAGCAGGGCCATGACCATGGTATCGACGGCGTCATCGTGCGCGCCCTTGGGAAACTCTAGGGCTTCCTGTAGGAGTTCGGCGGCGAACCGCTTCTTCAGGGGAAGCCAGACGCGCTGCCGTTCTACTATACCGCTGACGGCATGGGCACGGGCTACTTTATCACGATCTGGCTGAAAAGGCAATACGGGCAACTTGTTAAGGCGCAAGTCCTGCAAAAGAGATTGACCAGATGCTTTGTTTTCGATAATGATTCGGTCGGGTTTGTACTGGGCGTATTGCTCTTTGGCGGCTGCCCGTAGCTGAGGGAAGGACCAGCGACCCCGCACTTGGTTGAGGAGAATGGCGTTAGGCTCTTGATATTCATAGCCTTTATCGTCAGTATATGTCAGATGGAAAATACCCCAGGTCTGGATAACTGAGAAGTCGGCCTTGGCTTTGGTGGAGAAGGCCGTGTCCATGGTCTGAATAATTTCGTCACATTCGGGCGGGTCGTCATCTTCCCAGTCTTGGAAGTCGTCCTTGTTAAAGACGTTGCCATCCTCCCCGGTCGGGGTCTGCATGTACAGGGCGCCCCAATCTGCCCGTGACAGGCCCTCGCGCGTAGCGATAAGGTCATCCATGGTAATGAACTCGGGCCAGTAGGACTCGCCTTCGGGCAGCATGAGGTAGTCGGCTGAAGGCTTGTCAAGGATGGCAGGAATGGATATGACTTCCCACTGGTCGACGCGGGCATTGCGAGCGGCCTTGTCGAGGAGGTAGCCTGAAAGGTCGCGGACATGCCACCGGGTATTGACGAGGACGATGCGGGAGTCAGGCAGCTTACGGGACCGGAAGCCGGGGCCATACCAGTTGTTGACTCGCTCGCGTTCGACGTCAGACTTGGCGGTCTGTTCTGAAAGGGGGTCGTCAAGGATGCCTAAGTTGAAGCGGTAACCAGCGATGGACTTGCCCGCGCCCGCTGGCATGAAGGACCCGCCCGTGACCAGCTTCCAGTTTGTGACGCCCGACATGTCATCACGGATGTGGACACCGGGGAAGATTTCTTGGTATTCAGTGGAGCGGACTAGGTCGCGGATACGGCCAGAACATTCCACGGCTTTGTCGGTGGTGTGGGAAATCCACATGATACGCCAATTAGGATGGCGGCCCATGCACCACGCAGCGAATAACATGAGGAGGACGGACTTCATGGAGCCGGGCGGCAGGGCCAGCATTAGGCGGTCGACTAGGCCCCGGTCAACTTCCTGCAAGGTGGCGGCGATGGCTTCGATGTGGCGCCCGTCGCGGTAGTCGTTGCCATCCAGCATGAGAGGGGCGAGGAGCTTGGCAAAAACGTAAAAGTCTTCCTGTGCCTCCAATACCGCCTTTTGATGGAGGGCTTCGGCCAGTTCAGCCTTTAGTTGAAGGACTGCGTCAGGGTTAGTGGATTTTAAGTTTGCGCTCAATTTCCGGCTCGGCTTCACGCAGGATGGCAGTCAGTTCGCTAATGCGGGTATCCAACTCTTCTTTGGAGTGGATGGTGCGGTGCGTGATTTCTTTCTTCTCGACAAACATGCCGAGGTACTTTGCAAGGTTTTCCATGGCGCGGTTGGCGTTGGTGAAGTCGCCGGAACCCATGGCCTGGGTGGCAATGTCGTTGAACCACTTGACGACATCTTCTACGTTGATTTTCATACGGGCCTTCTCCTCGATTTCGAATGCGGTGACTAGATCATGGAAGTGTGGGATGGATAGGTTTTTGTTTGCCAGGGATAGCAACACTGCCGGATTGACGCTATCGTACCCGGCTAGGCGCATGGCACCGCATTTGTTGCTGCGACCATTCAAGGCGAACTGGCGGGCGAACTCGACTTGCTTGGGCGTGAGCTTCTTGATCTTGTTGATCTTGTCCCAAGAAGCTTGCCACGTTTCGCGCAGATGTTCGCGTAGGTTACGGATTGCCTTGACGTTTTCGGCGCGAATGCCGTGACCGGGCTTGTGGATATTCATGGCCCGGAGTTCACGCTTGTGCTTGGCAATCCGGTCCTTCTGCGACGGACCATTAGCCTTACGTTCCAGCGCCTTCTTCTGGGCGCGTTCGTAGTATTCAGGAAGTTTCTTGGTGCTGATTTTGGGAACGTAAGGTTCGTCGGTCATGAGGCGGGCGTATCCTCGTCGTCGTCTTGGCGCACAATGGAAATGCGGGAACGACCCTTCTGCTCCACGGAACCCGAGCGCCCGGCATTGAAGAAGCGCAAGCCCTGCCGCTCAAGGGCGGGACGAATGCGCTTAAGTTCAGCAGCAAAGCTATGGGACGTTTGGGGCAGACGCTCGCGCGGGCCGATGTTCATTTCCAGTTGTCCAATCAAATCCGAATACGTACCTGAGAATTCCTTTTGCTTCGCCATCATACGCAGCAAGGCGGATGCCATGCCGTTGAACTCAAGCATTTGGGATTCGGCGGCGGAGCGGTTGTTCTTATAGACTTCCATAAGACGACCCGGCTTCCACCCGAAAGCTTGTTCAGCAGCAACGGCCCACACTGCAAACGCAGACATGCGCGGCTTTTCAGCCAAGACTACATTACCATAGTTTTGCATAGCTTTCAATGCTGCATTCATAAGCGAACCTAGCAGGCGTGGGTGATCTGTGTGGAAGCTATCCCAAAATTCCATATCGTCGCGGCGCAGGCGGGGGTCGATGCGGGGCAGGTGAACGTGGATGGAGCGATCCACCAAGTCACCGCGTTCGACGACGTCGGGGATGCCGTTCATGGCAACGGGGCGGCATACGCGGACGGCAGATTCTTCGGCGTTGGTGTAGAGCGCGCGGCCACCCTGGGCGCCCGTTCCTGTGCTGATAACGCACAAAGCATCAGACATCTTGTTGGAAATGAAGGACACGTTGTCGAAGGCCAGGATAAAGGAGTTGCGAACCATGGCTTGTAGGTCGCGCTGGTCTTCGGGCGGGGTACGCATATCGAGAGCATGGGGGTCGATGATACGGCGCATCAGGCGCAAGACTGTGGATTTGCCAGAACCTTGTTCGCCGGATATGGTGAGGACGGGATAGGGGCCTTCGGGGCGCAGGCAGCCGAGAAGCCACGCCGTTAGCAGCATGAGGGTGTCGTCGTCGGAGGCGATGTACTTGCGAAGTAGGGTAGGGAATTCGGACGGATCAGCGTCGAAGTCGGGGTCGGCAAGGGGCAGGACGCCAGCGCCACGCAGCATGCGGATGTGGGTCGGGCCGCCCTTAACAAGCTCGATGCCGTTGGGGGTGATGCGCCATGCGTCATTGGCGTCGTTGCCAGTGTCGATGTAGAGTTCACCTATGCGCCCACCCACGCGGATATAGTCCTTGAGCTTGGGACCACGGGTACGCGCCCAGTGTGCGAAGTAGGTTTGGGCCGAGTTGACTAGGTCGCCGTTGGGCACGATATTGATTTGATCGACACAGAACGAAGAGAACCAGCCCCGGAAGTCGCAGTTGCCCGTGGGCGTGATGGCCATGGTGCGACGGGTACCCATGTCGGTGCAATCCAAAAATAGGCGCCCGTCTTCGGTAGTCCAGGGTGTTAGTTGAGCTTTGGCGTCGTTTAGGAGTTGGACGCGATTTACTTTGTCTGTCATGTGTGGCTCCTTGATCAGAAGCACATCCTACATTAAGTGAGGATTGGTTGCAAGGGGATTCTCACTTGCTCACCACTTGCTATTCTAAGACGCGATAGTTGGAATTGAGAATTGCAAGAATGGACGTTAGTACCGCATTGATGGAGGTAATAGATGCTGAATTGGTAGCGCCTGTAGCAGAAGCCGCACTGACGCGAATCTCAAGGACGCTGACGACGTTATTGGTGGATGTCAGAGCCGCCGATACAGTATTGACTTGGACCTGCAAGACGCTTACAGAAGCCGACACATTAGTGACACGTAAGGTCAGGGCCGACACCAAAACGGAGACGGCGTTTACTTGGGCCTGTACAGCAGACGCCTGCGCTGATACAGTGCTTACGCGAATTTCAAGTGCGCTTACTACGTTGTTGATGGAAGTGATAGCTGCTGTGTTGACTGAAATTGCTGCTGACGCGGAACTAACTCGAATTTCCAGAGCAGATACTACGTTGTTAGTGGAAGTAAGCGCGGCTGAAACATTGTTGACTTGAACTTGCAGGGCCGATACAGA